ATGGAAATGAGATCTGGCAGGCTGACGCTGCAGGAGCCAGCAAGGCTGCCACTATTTTGATTAGATATCAGCCTGATTTGGATGAAACCTGGAGAGTGATCTATCGCGGAAAAACATGGGAAATTCGTTCGATTGACAACATAAGAGAGCGTAATGAATATCAGGAGCTCAAGATTGCCATGATTGGAGCTGGTTGATGAAAGCGAGCTTGAGAATGCCAGCAAATTTGCAGAAAATGCTGGAAGATCTGAACGAGCTGGAGCGATCGCAGATTGATGATATCGCCGGCGATATGCTGGACGCCGGAGCTGAAGTTGCCCTGGCAGGCATGCAACGCCGGGTGCGCGTTCGAACTAGCAAATTGAAAGATCATCTTAAGCGGAGTGAAATCAAACGTGATGGTAATGTCTCGTTTGTGGAAATCGGCTTGATCAATGCTCCAGCAGAAGTAGTTCGATATGGTACGGTCAACGAGTTTGGATCTTCAAGTGTTAAGGCACAATCATTTGTCCGCGCGACCATGAATGAAGATAAAGGAAAGATCTACCGGGCAATGAAAGCACGCCTGAAGGCTAGAGGTATTGAGTAATGACCACGATTTGGGCAAGGGTTCGGAGCGCACTTAGTGGTTTGGAAGTGCCTGTCGAGAACAACAGGTTGGAATTGCAGACGGGTGAGACATGGCCCGACCGATATATCACTTTTCAGGCAATTTCAACGGTTCCGGAAGAACATGTTGATGACCGTGAGGTCTTACGAAACCACCTGGTACAGCTGAATTTGTGGTCCAAAAATGGATTTGAAAGCTTCCCGGATGTGGAAGCAGCTATGTTGGCAGCCGGCTTTTTGTTCCAGGCCGAGCGCGATATGGATTACACAGAGACTGGCCATTATGGCCAGAGTAAGGATTTTCTTTTTATGGAAGAAAAGGAGTAAGAAATGACTATAGGACAAGGAGAATACAAAAGCCAAATTGGGCTTGATAAGTTGCATTACGCGCCGGTGACGGCAGATGATGCCGCAGGTTATACCGCTGGAGTGCCAGTTTATTTGGCTCCAGTGGCAACAGCAAAGGTGAGTACTACCCGAAACACGAACACGCAATATGCGGATGATGGGGTGTTTGACAGCTCAAGTGCTGAAAGTGAAAGCTCGGTTGAGATCGAGGTAACCAATGTTCCATTGGCAACAGCGGCACTTTTGACCGGCAAGACCTATAACACCACCAACGGAATGTTGATCGAAGGAAGCGGAAGTGTCGCACCAGAATATGCCTTACTATTCCGCTCGAAGAAGTCGAATGGAAAGTACCGCTATGTTTGCTATCTGAAGGGCAAGTTCACCTTGGCAGATGAAGAATTCGGCACATTGGAAGCCAATCCCGCACCCAAACTTGCCAAGTTAACCTTTACCGGTTTGAACACAATTTTCGCGTTCACAACCGCTACCGGGAAGACAGAAACTGTCAAAGTGGTGAAGGCGGATGAAGACGTGGCCGCTTCGGCTACATTGATAGCAGGGTGGTTTACAGCGGTTCCTGTCCCTGTAGCACCTGCGTAATATTGCCCCTTTAAGGAGAGGCTAAAGATGAATTTGAAGGCGGGATGGGTTTCAATCCTATTCCGCCTGCCGAAGAATATGGATTTCGAGGAAACGGTATGCCAAAGTTTTCAATTGAATTGAAGTTGTATGACGAAGAGAATGAAGAAAAGGCAGTTTATCGCCAGAGTTTTATCCCCTTCCGGCTTCTCAAAGAGGCTTTTAAACTGCAGCAGTGGACAAAGGCTCTCCAGGATCCGCAGAATGTGAGTCCGGAAGTAGTGGACAACCTGGGTGATTTTGTAGTGGCCTTTTTTGGCAATAAATTCACCAGAGACGAATTGATGGATGGCGCGGAATTGGACGAGGTGATGGCTGTGATCACTCAGATTGTGAGCAAGATCGACAACCCAAATCCCAACCCGCCTCCGATGTAGATCCGGAGGCGGTTGGAGATGATCGCGATACCCTGGAAGTGCTCATGGATATTCAGCTGATGTTGGTGAAGAATTTCAGCTGGTCGTTGGCAGATATCGACCGAACAGACGCGGTTAGTTTATTTGATTTTGTAAGACATGTTGCCAGCAAGGGTGAGCAAGGTACAGGAAGACAACTCTATGCTGAGGATGTGTGGTAATGCAACCCAAGGAGTCGATTGATGGCTAAAAACAGTGGAAGCAGCTCATTAAATTCCAGTATGAGCCTGGATTCGACCGATTTTAAAGCAGGGATACTTTCTGCCAATCGGGAATTGAGGTTGTTGGACAGCCAGTTCAAGGCCGGCGTAGCAACGCTGGGAGATTGGACAAAAAGCTCAGAAGGGTTGGAAAAGCGGGCTGAGATGCTCAGCCAAAAAATGGGGGTGCAGGCCGGAAAAGTTTCCGCGCTCGAAGCTGAATACCAAAGAGTCTCTGAAGCCCAAGGAACCAACAGTAGGGCTGCCCAGGAGTTGGAGATAGATCTTAACAAGGCGCGTGAAAGCCTGGGAAAAATGTCGTTGGAGCTGGTTACCACTGAACAAGCTCTGGTTGAGATGGCCGACGAATCGGGTAAGACAGGAAAAGAGACAAAGAAACTTGGAGACGAGAGTAAAAAGTCTGAAAAAGACGTCAAAACCTTGGGAGACCGGCTAAAAGATCTTGGTAAGGGCACTGCCTCCATGCTAGCAGGCGTAGGGGATAAGATAGTTGGTATCGGAAAAGCAGCTGGTATTGCTATCGGGGGCATGGCGGTAGCCGCCGGAGCAGGGGCAATCAAGCTGGGTCAAGCAGTCATAAAAGGTTTTGGAGATCTGGAACAGAGTCTGGGTGGTTCCGAGGCAGTCTTCGGCGAATTTGCGGGCAAGATGCAGGCGATAGGGGAAGAAGCCTATAAGAATATGGGCGTGACCCAAAACCAGTACCTGGAGACAGCCAACAGAATGGGGGCTCTTTTTCAGGGGAGCGGACTGGACATTGAGAGATCAGCTGATCTGAGTTCCAGGGCAATGCAGCGGGCAGCTGACATGGCCAGTGTGATGGGCATCGATATGCAGACTGCCCTGGATTCGGTTGCCGGAGCTGCCAAGGGCAATTTCACCATGATGGATAACCTGGGCGTTGCAATGAACGCCACAACTATTGAAGCCTACGCAGCTTCTAAAGGGTTAGATTTTGTTTGGGCGTCTGCCAGCCAGGCTGAAAAATCAGAGATGGCTATGCAGATGTTTTTCGAGTCGACAGAACAGTATGCCGGTAATTTTGCGAAGGAATCCACCCAAACTATCAGTGGTTCCCTGGGGTTGTTGAAGGCGGCTGTGGGTTCATTTACAGCAGGTTTGGGAAATGCCAACGCGGATATGACCAACCTGACCGAGAATGTTGTGGACGCCTTCGGTTCGGTAGTTAAGAACATCGTGCCCGTCCTTGAGAATGTTGTAAAAGCACTGCCTAAGGCTACGGACGGGATCTTGACGGCCATCGCGGGGTTAGTTCCAAAGCTTCTACCAGTGATTACTGGAATCTTTGTCCAGGTGCTTAATACGATAGTGGGCATGATGCCGCAGTTGGTAGGTGTTATAGTGTCTGCCTTATCACAGATGTTTGGGGCGATCGCGGAGTTGTTGCCAGATCTGGTAGACCTGGGGGTTGAACTTGTTACATCATTGGTAGGAGCAATCGGTGAAATGGCACCCATGCTGCTGGAGGTGGCTCCGGAGTTGATCCTGCAGTTGGTGGATGGTCTTGTCCAAATGTTGCCTGAACTGGCAGCCACAGGTGAGAAGATCATTACAGTATTTATTACAGGGATTGGAAAACTCCTCCCCCAGTTGATACCAGCAGCACTGGGAATGATAGTTATGATCATCAAAGGTATTGCTGGTGCCTTACCACAGCTGATGACAAAAATCGCAGAAATTATTCCCCAGGTAGTAATTGTATTAATTGAAAATTTGCCCTTACTGATTGGTGCAGCCTTAGAGCTGATTGTCGCTTTGGTGGATGGGCTAGTACAGGCTTTGCCGGTTTTGATTGGGTATACTCCGGAGATCATTATCGCAATTGTCAGCGCGCTTGTGCAATCTTTGCCGATGATCATTAGTTCCGGAAAACAAATCATAGAGAGCCTGATCAGCGGGATTAAAGGATTGTTTTCAGCATTGCGAACAAGCGGATCCGATACAGTAACGAAGGTGCTAGATGGGATCAGATCAAAGTTCTCGACGCTTTATTCCAGCGGTTCCGACTTGATTGGTAAGGTGATAGATGGTGTCAAAAACTCCTTCGGTGGGCTCTGGAACTTGGGCAGAGATATTGTTCTGGGCATTTGGGAAGGTATCAAAGCAAAATGGGGCGATTTGAAATCTTGGGTTAGCAACTTGTTCAGCAATCTTATCGGTGGTGTTGAGGAAGATAATATGATCAATTCACCTTCACTTTTATGGGCGAGGAGAATTGGCGGTCCTATTGCAGAGGGCATAGGCTTTGGTTTTTTGAACGAGATGGACAAAGTAGAGCGCTCAATGCGGACAACAGTCGCAGGACTGATGCCGGCGATGGATATTGGAATCTCAGCGATGGGTATGCAGCCAGCTTTCGCAGGAGTGGGGCAAACGGTCACAGCGGAAAGACCGCCAGTGACAATCAATGTCAATCCCAGTGAGCCGATCGATTATGAGCTACTGGCAAACAAGGTGGCAAGAAAAGTGACGGAGGGCTGGTAATGGGATGTAGTTTAGTCTTTGTCTCTGGAAATCAACGGATTGATCTGAATGAGCGAGTTGGCTTGTTTTTGCAGGCTGGCTATTATCCAGCGGTTGATGTGAGAGCAAAAACAGTTGCTGAATCCGTCAAAGTACAACTGCGAGGACCGATCTCAGAAAATATTCAGCAGCTGGACCGCTGGTTTGAGATTGCCAGATCAAATGACCCAACTATGGAAAAGATCTACTTGGAATACAAAGTTGCTGAAGGAGCGACTGTTTGGCGGAGTCGGATTTATGATGGCGCTGTAGTTGTGAGCAGTGCGATCAGCAGGGAGTACCATCAAGGGAGGGTGAACGTAGAGATCTCGTTTGAACGAGATTCATTTTGGGAAGGGGCAGAGACACAGATTCCACTTACAAACGAGAATGGGACGAACAACACCACTGGATTGACGATTTACAACACGAATGATGGGGTAGGAGTTGCTCCAGACGTGAGAGTAAATTATGTCGGTATAAGTGGAGCTAATGTCTTGGGGTCGATCCCTGCTCCACCAAGAATAGAGATCACGAATACCTATTCCAGTGGAACAGCGCGCTTATCCGATGTATGGATCGGCAGATCTATTGATGACACGACAAACCCATTTCAATGGTTTATTCCGCATGAAGTAACAACAAACACAACTGCAAGCACGGAACGGCAAATTTCATTAACCGAACTTGATACGAATTTCCTGAAGGGCACTAAGGGTGGGCACTATAGGATTTTCTCAAAAATGCATTTTGGCTATCAGGATTTACGATTGAATGTTGCTCTTTATTTCCCGGCTTCGGTAGCATTGACACCAATGCAGAAAGCTCCAGAAGTCGTGCAGAATTACGGGCATGTTGTGGATTTGGGCACACTTCAAATACCCCCGTGGTTGCCAGGTATATCCGATCAAGCTCCAGTCGGTCTGAGACTCGGAGGTAGGCGCGCGGGCGGATTCAACCAAACCTTTTTCGATTTTTTCCTTTTCCCTGCAAACGCTTTTAGACAATTGATCCCGCGAGGTTATGGAATTGCAACAGACGTAACACTGATCGACGATGGGATCACAGAAACAGTTTGGACTGATGGTTGGACCGGTGGTGGAAAGACCGGCCATTACAGTGGATATGGCGATTGGATCACTCTTGTTCCTGGTAAGAATCAAAAGCTCTTGTTCTTAACGAAAACTATGACTGGTGGCTATGAGGATGAAATTTCAGCGTCAATAAAAGTCTTTTATCGACCTCGCGAGTTGATGCCCTTATGAACACTTATTTTTTGCAGCGCTCCATATATCTGAATAACCAACACGCAATTCCGGGCGATCTGGAAATTAAATTAGAGCGCTACTCAAAAACATGGTTGGGGGGTTGTGATGAGGCAGAGTTTAGCGTTGAAGGAAGTAAGGAAAGCCTGCTTTTACTGCTAAATCTTGTTCGGACTGGTGTAACTGTGCACACCGAAGCGGCCACTCCATTATGGTGGGGGTACGTGAGCCGGGTTGAAGTCGAAGTGGAAGGTGTTTTGGCAAC